AGTGGATGGATGTAAATTTGTGGACGGGGAATAACAGCACAAACGTCATTACAAACTCGGGTTCAATGCAGCCCGATTTCCTGTGGATTAAAAGCCGATCCAGCGCGTTTGACAATGAGCTGTACGACTCGGTGCGCGGTGTCACAAAGTACTTGGCATCAAACACAACCGCAGCAGAAGCCACCGAAACAGCCGGGTCTGGAGTAACCAGCTTCAACAGTAACGGGTTCACTCTTGGCCCTGCTGGCGGCGCTTACGTCAACAACAACGCCCTGACTTTTGTCGGTTGGCAATGGAAGGCCAACGGCACTCCCGCAGTAACCAACACCGCAGGCAGCATCACCAGTACTGTCAGTGCTAGCACGACTTCTGGGTTCAGCGTTGCGACCTATACCGGCACGGGCGCCAATGCGACTGTGGGACATGGCTTGGGTGTTGCGCCGAAGATGGTCATTGTGAAGTGCCGCAATAATGCAGAAGATTGGGCGGTTTACCATGCGAATTTAACTTCTGCCGCCTATGTTGTCTTGTTGAATTCCACGGCAGGACAAGCAAACTCTCCAACAAACTTTAATAGCACGGCTCCCACATCGTCTGTCTTTTCTGTTGGGACGGCAGGCAACACAAACGGGAATACCCAAACTTATGTCGCCTACAGCTTTGCTGAGGTCGCAGGCTTTAGCAAGTTCGGCAGCTACACCGGCAACGGCAGCACTGATGGGCCGTTTATTTTCACAGGCTTTAGGCCCGCTTTTGTGATGTGTAAGCGCACAGACGGCGTCTCCAACTGGAACATGGCTGACAATCGCCGCCCCGCCTATAACGCAGCCGATGAAATGCTGCTAGCCAACAGCTCCAGCAGTGCGCTCACCAGCTACCCGGTTGATCTTCTGTCTAACGGCTTCAAGCTAAGAACGACTGAAGGAGGCTACAACGCCAGCGGCAGCTACATCTACGCGGCCTTCGCCGAGACCGCCTTTAAGTTCAGTTTGAGCCGCTAGGGTATGACTGCAATATCTGAAATCGGCAACAAGTACTCTCGTCTCACTGTGATTGAGAGGGCTGACAATAAAGACCGCAAAGCAATGTGGCTGTGCGTCTGCGACTGCGGCAAGCAAAAGATTGTGTCGGGTACACACTTACGCACGGGCCATGTAACGTCTTGCGGCTGCTACCACTCAGAAGTTGTTGCCATGCTGGGTCGCAGCAACAAAGGAAAGTCAGACGGGCGTGGTAAACCGCGCAAGTACATGGACTATGACGGATTGCTTGGAAAAGTTGTTGGAACCACGAATCGGAGCGAACACAATGGCGCAGTTCAGTACCTTGTTCAATGTGCGAAATGCGGAGAAATTCATTCTCGGAATGCAAAGCATTTAAAGCAAGGACAAGAGTCGCAAGAATGCAAACTCTATAAACCGCCAAACTGGTCAGGGCTGGAAAGAGAAGACAACATTATTCGCAAGCAGTATGGCATTTCGATGAAGCAATTTACCGAGCTGCTGGCTGCACAAGGTGGTGGTTGTGCGCTCTGCGACAAGCCGATGGAATCAATCAGACGCAGAATGAATATTGACCACTGCCATGAAACAAATGAAGTGCGCGGCATTCTTTGCTCTGGCTGCAATACCGGACTCGGCCATCTGGGCGACAATATCGACGGTCTGCTGCGAGCTGTTGCCTACCTTCAAAAACCACCATTCAAGAACGCGCTGGCGCGTTAAATTTCAAGCACAACAACGCACTTTAAGGAGTAACCCATGTTCGCAGTTGTTCAAAACGGCGCAGTGCGCCAAGTCCTCCAGATGGATGTCCCCTTCAGCGTGGGTGACAAGCACTATTCCAGCAACTTCCTACGCACCTCTAGTGCCCAAGAGAAGCTGGAAGCTGGTGTTTGGGAGATCATTGAGGGCACTCGCCCCGATGACCGCTTCTACTGGGTCAGCGGCCCCAACTACCGCGTTGTTGAGGTCAGCAGCACTGTAGAGGCCAGCTACTCTGGCACCGCTAAAGAGCTGGAAGACCGCCAGGAATCGGATGAACAGGGCAACCCCCTGTACGTCAAGGTTCTGGGCACGATCAACGGCGAGCCTGCCATGGTGGACACCACCGAGCGTCTGGTCACCAAGGGCCTGAAGTCGCAGTGGATCTCCCAGGTCAAGCAGCAGGCAGGAAGCCTCCTGGCGGCAACTGACTGGATGGTTATCCGCAAGGTCGAGCGCAACGTGGACATCCCGGCATCGGTGGTCACCTTCCGTGCTGCCGTTGTGGCTGAGTGCTCCAGAATGGAAGCCCAGATCGCCGCTGCAACCAGCATTCAGGCGCTGACTGACGCCCTGGCTTCTGCTAACTGGCCCGCATGATGGACAAGCTCGCCTTGCCAACGCAACTGATCAACCAGATCCTTGGTTACCTGGGCGCCCGCCCGTACCAAGAGGTCTATCAGTTGATTGAGGCGATCCAGAAAGAAGCTCAGGCCAACGCTGAAAAGCAGGAGTGAGTCGTGGACTACCAAGTGTTGTTCAACATTACTGTTGGGCTTTCCGGCGTTCTAGGAGGCTGGATGCTGAACAACATCACTCGCTCCATCAATACGCTGGATCGTGATGTGAGGGAGATGCCCAAGGTCTACATCACAAAAGAGGACTACCACCGCGACATTGATGAGATCAAAGACATCTGCAAGCAGATTTTTGCCAAGCTCGACAACAAGGCTGACAAGTAATGGTGTAACCATGATTGACTGGCTAGTCTCTTTTGTTCTAGCCCTTTTGATAGTTGCGTTGGCAGTCTTGTTGGCCTACAACATACTGCCAATTTTTATATACCTAGTGAAATGATGGACCCGATCACCGCGTTTGCCACCGCACAGGCTGCAGTTGCTGGCATTCAAAAGGCCATCAAGCTGGGCAAGGACATCAACGGCCTCGTCGGTGAGTTTGGTAAGTTCTTTGATGCGCGTGACGTAGTCCAGAAGGCCGCCAATGATGCGGGGAAGTCGGGCAAGTCTGACACCGCACGGGCGATGGAGATCGTGATGCAGGCCAACGCTCTTCGGGAGGCCGAGGAGGCACTGAAACATCAGTTGGTCTACGGCGGATACCCCGAGTTGTGGGCCATGATGCTCACAGAGCGGATGAAGATCAAACAGGCGAGAGAAAAAGCCGAGAGGATCGCCGCTGCTGAACGCAAGAGGGTGTCCGCTCAAAGGATGTTGATGGCGCAGATCATCGGTGGAGCGATCTGCATCGTCACCATCGGCGTCATCATCATCTTCATCGTCAAACAGGCTGTGTCGTGAGCGAAGAGAAGATCAATCACAACAGCCTGATCGACAAAGTCCTCAGTTATGTGGACTCGCCGTTCAAGCTGTTTGCCGTCCTCCTGATGGCGATCTTCGCGTTCGTGGGGTACTTTGTCTGGCAGAACCAAGCCTTTCTGATCGGGGCTTACAAAGAGCAGCAAAAGCTCCCCAGCATCGCTGAAGATCGGGTGGAGGATGCAGCAGCGCATCTATTTCGGAACACCGACGCTACAGTCGTAGCTATATTCAAGGTCAACCCCATGTTTGGCACCCGCGTCCTGCATCGGGCGTACACCAAGCAGGGGCGGGAGAAGGCGCATGAGGGGTTGGATGTGGGCCTTTTTACCTCCAACATTGCCAATAACAGGGACGTTGTGGCGCTGATGGCCGGCGAGATCCCGTGCAGTCACTACAAGACCGCGCAGTCTGAGATTGGGCTTTGGTACATGGAAAAAGGTATGACCTACGGGTGCCGGGTGGGGGTGCCTCCAGAACCGGGCAAGCTGGTCGGGCAGATCACTGTGGGCTGGAAAGAAGAACCGCCGGATGTGGATCAGTACCGCGTCCTCTTGCAGATCGCAGCAACCATGCTTTCAAGGAGTAAACAGTAATGGAATGGCTTAAACAAATCGCCCCCACTATCGCTACTGCGATGGGTGGACCCTTGATGGGTATGGCTGTCTCCGCAGTATCCAAAGCGATTGGAGTGGAGCCTGACAAGGTTCAGGACATCATCTCCAGCGGCAAGCTGACTTCCGAGCAGATCGCGCAGATCAAAATCGCTGAGATCGAGTTAAAGCGTCAAGAGAATGAGCTGGGCCTGAACTTTGAGTCGCTGGCCGTAGATGACCGCAAGTCCGCCCGTGAGATGCAAGCCACTACCCGCTCCATCGTCCCTCCGGCGCTGGCTGCAATTGTCACCGTCGGCTTCTTCGGCATCATGGTGATGATGCTGCTGGGTAAGGTGGACTCCAACAACCCCGCTATCCTGATGATGCTGGGCTCGCTTGGCACCGCATGGACCGGCATTATTGCGTATTATTTTGGTTCTAGTGCTGGCTCTCAGGCCAAGACTGACCTCCTCTCTAAATCACCTGCAATCAAATGATGAGCCTCGCCAACACCCTTGCCAAACTCAAGATTGATGTCCAGTGGGTTGAACCGCTGGAGGAAGTCTTTCACCGCTATGAAATCAACACTCCTGGCCGTCAGGCTGCGTTCATTGGTCAATGCGCTCATGAGTCTGCCAACTTTCGGACTCTGCAAGAGAACCTCAACTACTCCGCCGAAGCGCTGATGAAGACTTGGCCTAGCCGCTTCCCGACGCTTGAGGCCGCCCAGCCCTACCACCGAAACCCCGAGAAGATCGCCAATCGGGTCTATGGCGGGCGCATGGGCAACGGCACGGAGGAAACCGGGGACGGCTGGCTGTACCACGGGCGGGGGCTGATCCAGCTCACCGGCAAGGACAACTACACCCTGGCTGGAGACGCTTTAGGGATGGACTTTGTCCACTCCCCGGACTATGTCCTAGTCCCCAAATACGCGGCTCTCACGGCTGGGTGGTACTGGAACAAGCGCCAGCTTAACAAAGAGGCTGATGCTAAAGACTACATCGCCATGACTAAGAAGATCAACGGCG